AGGCTTGAACGCGATGTCGAGAATTGCAACTACAACAAAATATATTCAATTAAATTCGTCAATTTCCACTTTTTCATCTTCATCAAGCGGTTCACTGACTTCTAAAAATTTTGTTTTTGGAAAAGGGACACAGGCAAATGCAGAAGATAGAGAAAACGCATTTGGATTTGTAGCTGATGGTTTAACAACAACAAATTTATCCAATCTTTACACCGCAGTACAAGCATTTCAAGACACTTTAAATCGCGAAGTATGATAGGTTACACACTTACACCCGAACAAAAGGATTTGATACAAGGTCAATATATCAACCCTTATCAATTTATCAACTGCGTTCAAGACATAAACGGCAATTGGTTCTTTTTTGGCAATGAACAAGACAAAGAAGCGTTTGAGAATACTGAATTTATGTGGTTGTTCGATTTACCCCAAGCCGAATACATCCCACCACCACCCCCACCATTCCCCCCTACTGAATAATGAAGACCTCTTTCCTCTTATACACAGGTACAACTATCTTAGCTTTCTTAGGAACTTACTTCCTTAATCTAGGAGCAGATAATGCTGAACAGTACTTAGCTGTAGTTGCTGTTGTGTTTATAGATGGATTCTTTGGGGTATGGGCAGGAACTAAGATGGAAGGCTTTAAAACGAATAAAGCTCTTAGCGTGCTTAAAACTTTAATGGTGTGGGTATTTATGCTTACAGGTATCTTGATGATTGAGAAGGGCTTTGAAGGTACTTTCTGGCTAAGTGAGACTATCTGTGCTCCCTTTATTCTCTTTCAGCTTATAAGTGCACTCAAGAACGCAGCCAGAGCAGGGTTAATTAAAAATGAGTTACTGCAGTTAATCTTAGATAAAATCGACCAACATAAAGTAAATGAAAAACAAGATTGAAGTTATTGTTATAGGGCTACTACTAATCACAGTAGCTTTTTTGTTATGGGAAAGACAAAGCTTAAGTAGCGGTAGTGAAGAGAAATTTATGTCTTACATGGACTCTATGGAGAAACGCAACGAAAGTTTCCTCAGTAGAGTAGACTCGTTATCTACACTTAAACATGAACAATTTAGTTACTATGAAAAAATCAACCTCAAGTATGATACTATTCAGATTGCTCTTGACACTATGCCTGATATTGACGGCACAAAGTTCTTACTCACAATCTCTAGACAGCTTACCGCTAAAGGAGTTGAATAACGAATTCCTCAAAGGTATCAAAGCCAGAGAGAGAGTAGTTGTTCTCAAGAACGTAATTCATTTAGACAGTCAGCAAATTAATTTGTATAGGGATTCTATTGTTCCTAACTATCAGGTTATGGTAGAAGAGTCAAAGAAAGAAGTAACTAGACTTAATCGTGTGATAGACCGCAAGAATCTTGAGATGAAGATGTACAAGTACGGATTCTTAGGTATGTCTATTCTTGCTATCTTTAGTCTTATCTTATAACCATGAAAAAACTTATAATACTCCTTCTTTGTCTCTATTCTCTTACTGTATACTCACAGAGAGACAGTGTGTTAATTAAAACTCCTATTTACTCTTGTGTTTATTCTGAAGTCCTTCAACAACCTAAACGTGTATGGTACACAGTACAATGCCCTACAGGTTCTTATCCTCGTAAAGGAATGGACTTCTACACTAACGATAGTGTTAAGACCTCAGACGGAAAAGACTACGAAGGAAATGTATGGGACAAAGGACATTGTGCACCAGCAGCTGACTTTAACTGTACTAGAGAAACTCTGTGGCAGACCTTCTCTTACTTGAATTGTATCTTACAACACGAGAAACTTAACAGAGGTGCGTGGAGATTACTTGAGGCATATGAGAGAGAGTTGGCTAAGACAAGTAAAGTAGAAGTAGAGATAAGGGTGATTTATGGCCCTAAGGCAGCTAAGCTACCAACAGGTGCAACTATACCTACTGCCTTTTATAAGACCATAAAGTTTGGAAATAAAAAAGAAGTGTATTACTTTGCAAACGAAGCACCTAATACCACAGACTATACTAAGTATAAGGTGCAGTAATATTTACTGTTATGAACTTATATGAAGTACAACAAGCAATCAATTCTTATTACCTAGAGTCTGAGAAAGATGCAGGGTTAAAGAGACAAAAGGGTATCTACCCTAATGCTATTCTTTTAACTAAAGAACAGTATGTAGTTCTTATTAAAGAACTCTTCAAGCTAATTGACGACGTGTCCGAAGACATCATCTTTGAAGTAAAGATACTCTGTATAGAGGGCTTACAGGTTGTCTTCACAGAACACGTAGATCAGCCAAAGGTATTATACCTAAAAGATTTACCCGACGCATAAAAAAACCCCCACCAAGTTGGTGAGGGTTAGAACAGTGACCGTAGGAAGATACTAAACTAACTATGGCTCTTAGATAAATTTAATCAATGCACTGCAGAATTTGTGCTTTAGAAAGAATAGTCAACTGTTCATGCTCTTTTATGAAACTCTTGAGAGTTTCCAAGTCACTAGGATCAATTTCAATACTTTCACCAGCATGTAGTTTAAGAGCCCAAGCCATAAACTTGAGAGCATCTCCTTTAGTTGCAGTTACAAGCATTTGAGCTACGATCTTTCCAATGTTGGAATCTGGAATCTCCTTACCATCTAAGTCGGTTAAAGGATTGTTTAGGTTGATTGTTTTGATAGACATATTAATAGTTAATTTTAGTTAATTTTAGTTAATTTTAGTTAATTGATTTTACAAAGTTAAGTTGTGCTAATGCCCAATTCACTACGTAGCTATCGTCAGCAGCCCATAGGTTATACTCTTCTTCATTCATAGTTAAGTTACCATCCATCAATGAGCTACCAGCTTTAACTTGTTCTTCTTCATCTTCTACTTCAGAGAATATCTGCCAGTAAAAAGTAACAGAAGGTGGATTCATTGGAAAGTTTAACGCAATAATATTGAAGTACTTTGCAGTTCCTTTGGTTGGTACAACGACATCTTGAATCTTAATCATACTTCAAATATAATGCTTAAAATTAAAAAGTAGTAATTTTATAAGTAATGTCCACACCGTATGGATTCGGGTTAGTTATGTTAATATCCAAGGTGGGACCTCCTGTAATAGTAAAACTCAAAGGAGCAGTACTGTCGGGGGTTGTTGTTTGAACATCTAGCCAATAGTTAAATCCACCTGGAGGGCCTGGGTAGTAAGTAACATACAAAACACCTGTCTCTTGTTTACCTGAGGCTGGGTTATTGGTTGACCAATACTCAAACTTCATATGTCCAACAACTGAAGCAGAACTGTACACATTACTACTAGAAGTAGCACCTATACTTGTCGTACTTGTAGAACCTCCACCTCCACTTCCATTAGAAGCAGCGGTGATTCTTCCCTGTGCGTCTACGGTAATGTTTGCGTTTGTATAAGCACCTGCTGTTACAGCGGTGTTAGCTAGAGATATAGTTCCACTACCAGTAATTGTTCCTCCAGTCAGTCCTGTGCCTGTTGCTACTGAGGTTACTGTTCCTGTATTGTTAGTATAGCCTTGTGCTGAGACCCAACTTTCAGTTGCTATGTTCTGCCAAAGAGTTCCGTTGTATACTAAGTTTTTATTGTTTGTGGTGTCGTATGCTTGAAGACCAGTTGCAGGCGTAGTGATTGCTAACACCTGAGCGTTGGTCATTCGGGGTTGTAGGAATCCTAGCGTTGTAGAGGTCATGCTCAACATAGCAGAAGGAACAGGTGTATAGGTACCTAATGATACTCTACCATCTGTCCAGATAGATGATTCATTTGGAGAAGAACCCCAATACATATTATATGTTGTAAATTTCCACGTTTGTCCTGCTAAACGAGTTGTATTTCCGTAATAAGCTAATGCATTTCCATATCTACCAATACTTACAGTTCCATTTGAACTAAAAGAACTATTAAAATCTCCTGTGCTATCCCAACCTATATAAGCAGTTCCATCATCTGTGGTTTTTAATGGAGTAACAGTTGTGCCACTATTTTGAACTAAGAAGGCGGTGGTCGCACTTGTTGTACCTGTTCCCTTTACTCTTGCAGTACCATTCACATCCAACTTATACCCAGCATCAGTAGTGGTTCCGATCAATACATTACCTGCTAACCAAGTAGATGTAGTTGATGAGTTACCTATCCAAGTTCTATTTGATTCAGTTGCTGAGACCCCAGTTGATTGGTATCCTATAAATATATTGTTTGCTCCTGTGGTGTTGGCGACTCCTGCTTGTCCTGCTTGATATCCTATGGCAGTGTTGTTGGATGCTGTACTAGAAAATAAAGCATTTGCTCCAACTGAAGTGTTTGAACTTCCTGTCGTATTAGAACGTAAAGAATCTACTCCGAATGCAGCATTTTCTATTCCTGTTGTATTCGCTTGTAAAGAATTTACACCGACTGCCGTATTTACTCCGCCTGTTGTATTTAATCTCAATGCTCCAACGCCTATTGCAACATTATTAGAACCTGTTGTGTTTGTAGTTAGTGATAAATATCCAAAAGCGGAGTTAGTATTTCCTGTTGTGTTAGAGAATAAAGCAAGATTTCCTACAGCGGAATTGTTAGTTCCTATCGTATTGTTGTATAAAGTGTTGTAACCTAAAGCGGAATTGGTATTGCCAGTTGTGTTAGAGTACAAAGCGTTCGAACCAACCGCAGTATTTTGACCCCCTGTTGTATTTGATCTCAATGCAAAATAACCTATTGCAGTTAACTCTACTGAACTAGTATTGTTAAATGCCGCTTGGTATCCAACTGCTGTGTTGTATGAGCCAGTGTTACTGTCTAATGCGTAACCACCAATAGCGGTGTTGTAACCACCTGTAGTATTAGAACGCAAAGTATAACTACCTATTGCAGTATTCCAAACACCTGTTGTTGTATTTGTGGCAGCCAAAGTACCCATTGCTACGTTGACACTTCCGCTTGTATTTCCTCTTAACGCTCTGTAACCTACTGCAATATTTTCTCCACTTGTATTAAAATATAATGCTTCATATCCAATACCAATATTTGCATCTCCAAGTATGTTACTAAACAAAGACCGCCAGCCGATTGCAACATTAACTGCACCCGTAGTATTAGCATCTAACGCACGATCTCCTACAACAGTGTTAGTACTCACACCTCCTGCACCTAGTCCTACCCTTACTCCATTGAATCTAGAGTCTGCTCCTACTACATCTAGTTTGTATCCTGCGTCTGTGGTTGTTCCAATGGTCATGTTTCCTGTACCACCAAACAACATTGCTATTGTACCAAAAGCGTTGTTAAAGTAAACATTACCACTTACCGCATCTCTTCCTGCTCTTAACGTAATATTATTAGCATACCTACCACTTTGAAAATGCAATCCGTTGCTTGTTTGTTCTATAAATGACCAATAATTTGCATTAAATCCCGTAGAATTACCCGAAGGACGAAGCCATAACTGTGTTGCATAACCAAACCCACTTCCTCCTGTACCGTTTGCTTTAACTTGAATAATTCCATCGTTTGCATAACCGTAAGTTGCTCCATACCCAACTCCCGATCCTATGACTAAACCTGTTCCTTTTGTCCTTAAATCAACGTTTTCTACCCCCGTAAACGCACCATTGGTAAAGGTAGGATTGATGTCTAGTCCTACTAATACGTCATTGTTTGCTGTTGCTACTAAAGTGTTGTTGAAGTATACTCCTCTTGCAATAAGTGAGGCCGCAGTGATTGAGCCTGTAGTTGTTAAAACTCCAGTAGGTATAGTAAATGTGTAAGTAGCATTATTATTACTTACAGATGTTATAAATGCAGTATAGTTAGCATCTCCTGAAAATACTCCTTTTACCTTTAGAGCAAATGTTCTTGAAGCTACTTGAGAAGGACTGCCCATGTTGTGAGCAATTTCAAACCTTGCGACCTCACCGTTACTATTTACCGCTTGGGCAACCGAAGAGTAAAAGGTCTGTGCAATGCCATATCCGTTTGCAGGATTTGCTGCAGTTCTATAAGATTGTAACCTCAATACCTCATAGGGTACATTATTAGAAAAATCGCCTAAATTAGTGAATGTTGCCGTTACAGCATTAGATGTATTTACGGTCAACGCACCTTGGTATCTACCAGTCCCATTAACATCTAACTTATATCCTGCATCGGTACCAAATCCTATTAACACATTGTCCCCACTTGTAATTGTAAGCGGAAAAGTACTTCCCAGTCTTTGAAATGTTAGGTTACCAGATGAACCATTTGGAGTTCCTGATGTACGTATTGTCCATCTTGGAACACTGTATCCTGTATTCTGAAAATGTATCTCAGCGTTATTGTTTGCGCCTGACATTATTCCAAAAGCAGTATATCCTGCTGAAGAAACCTCTAATTTCCAAGTTGGACTAGTAGTTCCAATACCAACTCTACCATTTACGGTGTCTGTGTAGATAAGATTGGTAGCAACAGTCAACCCACCTACAGTAATCGCATTTGTAGTTGTATTGCCTGCTGTGGTTACTTGTGCTAGGGTAGGAACTGAGACCAAAGGAGTACCTCCGAAGATGGTAGATATGCTTTTGTTCTTCCAAAGAGTAGTTGAAGTTTCGTAGACAAGGAGGTCGTTGTTTGCCTCGGAAGCAATTTGAACTCCGTGCAACTCATTCAACTCGTAGCCGTTTTGAATATGAAGAACTATCCTACCTTGCGTAGGGTGAGCCCTAGCAATATACCCGATAAATACTGTATGATTGGGTTCAGCTGGAATTGTACTTGTAAATGCCCCTGCTGTGGTAGCAGACAACCAAACAGCATCTCCAGCCGTAAAAGCCGAAGTGTCTAAGTTGTGAAGAGTTCCGTTTGTTGCAACATATCCGTCAGAGTTATTCGGAATATCTGCTTCAACCATACCTATGGTCTTTGAAGAAGTAGCCTCAGTATGTGCTTGGGCTCTTAAGGCATTGGGTCTGTTTCCTGTTGCTCCACTTAAATAAACAATTGTACCTTTAGTTAAAGTAGAACCAGTAGAGTTTCTTACAATGATTTCGGTTCTCTCTGCACTATCTACTACTCCGTCATTATCTACGTCATAGGTAGCTTTGTACATATCTCCACCGCCACCTCCACCTCCAATAGCTTTCCATGTACCATCGTCAGCCAAGTAAAGATTACCTGCTCCTGTAGATCCTGTACCCAAACGATTAGGGTCAATGATTCCTGTCTGAATATAAGCAGCATCAAACCTTCTTAAGTATAAATGCCCGTCACTTGTTGGTGGAGTAGCATAAACATATCCAGAAGGTAGATTTGGTGGGACAATACCATTCTGTGCTGATGCTTGTATGTAAAGCAACAATTCTTGAGGTAACAGTGGATTACTAGGCATAACTAGTACAAATATAAGTTAACCTATAAAAAAGTAAACCATAGCTATAAGTAAAAGAAAAGGGGACCGAAGCCCCCTTTACTATTTAATTTTAAATGGTTTAACTTTCTAGCTTATCGGGACCTCCCGTAGCTTTTAAGAATCTTTGGATATCACTTTGGTCTTTTAAGACAAGCACGATGGGCTCACTAGTCACTTCAAACTTTGTAATCTTTACTGGCTCTTTCTGCTTTGTCTCTGGATTAATCTTATATTGATAATCGATAGGGTTCATCTTATCTGCATTACTAGATAAGACGATAGCTAATCCATCTTTATCAGGATAAGTCAACATAACCATGTCAATGTTAAAAGAGTATCCGTTCTTGCGGGTAATGTCCATCTCATCTTCGTGAGAACTCTTCTCTACTTCTGAGTAATAAAATAGTTTATTCATGTCTTTTTACCAAATGATTGCAACATCCATGGCTCTTACCATGATTCTATCTTTGTCGTCTACTTTAATTACTTCTGCATGCATCAAAGTAGAAGTAGGAATAAGTACCAAGTCTCCAGGGTAAATGTCTGTTACTTCATCTCCAACTGCAAATACAGGTAAAGACTTCATATTCTGAAGCTCTTCTATAATTAGTTGTTCTTGCATTTCCTTGCTCAGTTGTAAGCCAAGGTCGTTTCTCTCAGGACGAGTAAGTAATACTCTGTGTCCTCTTAATTTAAATGTGCTCATGTTTATAGTTTGGTTAATTTGGTTAGTTTTATTTTACAATTCTTAAGTAGGTTAAGTCCTGCGGGTGATCTGTATTCTTCTGCATAATACACTTCTTTGATACCGCTTTGTATGATTAATCTAGCACACTCAAGACAACAAGAGTGTGTAATATACATACTTGCTCCCAATGTACTTACGGTGCTCTTACAAGCCTTTGTAATAGCGTTAGACTCAGCGTGAAGAATGTAGCTCAAAGTTACATCGTTCTCTTCACATTTGTTAGGCATGCCGCTAGGGGTTCCGTTATATCCGAATGATATAATATTCCCATCCTTGACTATAACAGCACCTACCTCTAAACGTTTACAATAGGACTCTTTAGCTACCCTGTGAGCTATGTCCATGTAGAGCTTATTTTTCTTGTTTTGGTGGCTTAGTTTTGACATCTTAATTTGCAAAGTTATTAACTTAGAAGTATATTTGAAACATAATAATAAAAATTATGGAAAGCCAACAATCAACCGTGTACTGGAAACCTGACGAGGTAATTACACTTAAAGGAACTGAACTTGCAGCCTTATTGCAGGTAGTAGATTTACAAACTGTTGCCATTAGCCAAGTACCATTGAACACTCTTATGGAGACGTTTGCATTGGCTACACAAGCAAAAAATAACATCATGGAACGACTTGCAGATGAAGGTAAGTTAAGTGCAACTCCTATTGAAGAAGTGGTAGAAGTAGAGAACATTCCACAGGAGTCAAAGATATCAGTGCCAAGTAACTTGTCGGAGATTTCTGACGAGATTTTGTGACTGTAGTTTAAGTTTAGTTAAAAGTAAAGGAGGGCTATAAACCCTCCTTTATTATTTCTAGGTAGTTGTTGAATCGATAAAT